AACAGGTGATAGGACTCAAGTCTCAGCAGGATACGAAAAGAACGAAGAGGATCACAAGGAAGGAGACGTTTGGGAAGACAGAGGTCGAACTTGGACAATAAAGAACGGAATAAAGCAGACCGTTTCCAAGATGGGAAAACTAAAAAGACTAGCGGTCATGCCGATTGCTTGTCCTAATTGTAAAAAAGGAATGAAAGCTAACCATCTAAATAAAAAGATGTATGCTATTCACGGCAAGTGTTTCGATTGCGTGATAGAGATGGAACAAGAAATAAAAAGACTGGGTAAGTGGGAAGAGTACGAGAAATCTCAAGTAAACGCAAATAAGAATTCTAGTTTAGCGGACTTCGAAAACGCGGTAGATTCTTGGTACAAAGAAAAGGATCAGTTTTTTACAGAATCAGGAGAAATGGAAAACTGGAGCCAAGGAGACAAGAAAAAAGCGTACGAAGAGATCAAGGAGAAAATAGAAGAGCTTAAAAACTTGAAACTATAGCATATTTATAAAAAATTAGTACAAATGCCAGCAAGCACAGAAAAACAAAGGAAGCTTTTCGGAGCAGCATTAGCCGCAAAAAGAGGTCAAGCACCAATAAGTCAAAAAGTAGCAGACATCGCGTCCTCAACCTCAGAAAAAGAATTGAGTAAAATGGCTTCCAAAAAAGAAGGAGCTGGATACGATAATCAAATCGGCGATATCTACGCCGTTCAAAAGCCCGTAACTCACGACTGTGCGCACACCGATTTGATTCAAAAGGTGGATCCCATGACGGGAATCGCTTCAATGGGAATGCAACCAGACGCGATTTACGGTCTTTATCCAGACGAAATTACAGCTACTCAAATAGCTGAAAAGATCTATAAAGAATTCGTAGACGCAGCAGAAATGCTTGAAGAAAAGAAAGGAAAGGTTGGTGAAAAGGTTAAAAAGACCATAGACCAACTTGAAAAGAAGCGTAAAGAACACGTGGATATGGTAAAAGAAGATCCTAAGAACGCTGCCAAACACAAAGAACACATCGCTAAGTTGGCTCAAAAAATAGACGATCTTATGGTAAAACTAGAAAAGATCGAGAAGGCAAAGAAAGAGATTAAGAAGGACGAAGATAAAAAAGAAAAATAATGGAACCATACGGACTATTCATAGGAACGCTAATGCAGAGTCGCAATCAGGCTCACATCTACCACCTTCAAGCTGAAGGACCTGGATCTTTTGCGGCTCACCTTGCCCTACAGGGATACTACGAAGGAATTGTTCCTTTGATCGATGGACTCGTTGAATCTTACCAAGGAAGATTCGGTATTCTCCGTGGCTACGCTATGGAGAGCTCCATCAAGGAAGACAGTAACGCTCTGATATACTTCGAAGGACTTTCTAAGTTCGTAGAAGCAATCAGGACAAAGCTTCCACAGGACTCCTACATTCAGAACGAGATCGACAATGTCGTTAACCTCATAGAAACAACTAAGTACAAGCTTAAATTCTTGAACTAATGAATTCATCAAGATTTCAAGTTGGAGATACAGTTAAGTGGGAAAATCAAGACTGGAAGGTAGAGTTAATAGCTAACGACCAATATAAACTAAAAAGTCTAAAGGGCATGCCTTCAGTATGGGTATCGGTGAACGTTATAGATAGTCGTAATAAAGACAATAAAATGGAAGAACTTCAAGAAGGCGAATTCTGTCCTCACTGCTTGATAGAGTACATTCTAGAGCACAGAGGAATTCTAGAAGAAGCAAAATATCAAGGTCGCACAGTTCCATTGGGAAAACCTATGGCCGGAGACACAAAGAAGTTTAAGGTCTACGTTAAGAACGCCAAAGGCAACGTAGTCAAAGTAAACTTCGGACAAAAGGGAGTGAAGATAAAAAAGAACAATCCTGCTAGGAGAAAGAGTTTCAGAGCGAGACACAATTGCGATAATCCTGGACCAAGATGGAAGGCTCGTTATTGGTCTTGTAGGAAGTGGTAATCATATAAATTGATTTACATAATCAATAAATAATGGCTTATTTAGTAGCTAGTGTACCGCCTATAGAAGTTTTTATACGTAAAGAGTTTTTATACGATTTTACTAAAGACAGTAAAAATAAGTTGTTGGGTGAAAATGAATACGAATCAGCCCACTGGATAACAACAAAATCAATACCTAATCAGGCCTTATATTTTGAATCTTTCTTACACGATTACGGGGCTTTATATGATAAACTCCCTATCCACGCTTTTGTTTGGAAGACAGACATAGATAGAAATAACATGTATCCATTAGATTGGTTGCAGTTATGGGATTGTTTTTCATACAATATATCTGTTATAAAAAAGCAAAGATTGAGAAATGCTCGTTGTGAAGTGATAATGAAAGATAAGTCAAAGGCTCCTGGATACTATCTATTTACTATCGATTCATGCGCTTCTGATCCAAACGAACTAGATGTATCTTGGTCAGAAACGCCAAACGAACACAAGTCATTTAATATAATTAAATTAGACAACGGTCAGTTTGCGGCGCAACCTAACAATAGGATATTGTGGAAACACCAATCTCAAACTCCTTCTACAGACTTAAAAACACCGTACTTTAAATTTTCAACTAAAACGTGGATCTGTGAAAATTCAGACAGGTGGTCAGCGGCTGGATCTAGCACATTTACGTACATAGACGAATAGTTAGCTCATAACTTTAATTAATAGGCAGATATTTATATTCATATGACTAAGCTGTTAGACATTTTAAAAGAAATTAAAGAGTCTTTTGTAGAGTTTGCAGAGACAAGGATGAAAGGCGCTGAGAAGATTGCAAACAATGCAAAAGAGAAAGGCGGCTTAGCTATGCTCACTTACAATCACTTTGTAGTTAAGCTTCCTTATTATAAAAAGGCAAAACAAGGAGATTTTAACATAGAAGAAGCGAAGAAAGAGTACGAGAAAACGTACAAAAGCATATCTTTTAACATGACCCAAACCGAATTTCAGAGAGAAGTTGGTAGACTAGAAGTATTAGGTGAATTAATAATTAGAAATAAATGATCAAGCTTAAAGATATATTAGAAGAGATGCTATCCGAAGCTTGCTGGGACGGATACAGGCAAGTCGGCATGAAAAAGAAAGGCAATCGAATGGTTCCAAACTGCGTTAGAATCAAGGAGGAAAAAAAGAATAAGATAAAAAAGGCATACTTAACAAAGGATGCCGGAGCAATGAGGAAAGAGATCGATAGAGTTAAGAAATTAAAGTCTGACGATCCGTCAGCTTACGGAAAGTGGGACGCTGATTACTCTGACAAAGAAAAAACAAAGAAATACAGCACAAAAAAGTCTGCTGCAACAACCGCGTACGAAAAAAGATTCGGAAAAAAAGAGAGTATAAGTGAAGAAAAGGCACACGAAAAAGAAATGGTAGACGGAATTGTGGATATGCTTAAGCAAGTTAAAGATATTCAAAATCGTAAAAAGATGGCGATAGATCAGCTCAAAGATTTTAAGAAAGAAGATATAGTTGTAGACGAAAAAGAATTTTTAAAAAGGTGTGGACTGTAGTTTACTAAGAATGAAAAATAAAAGTAAGAAATGAAATTATTAGACATACTAAAAGAGATATTAGAATCTGCTAACTCCGATAAAGCTTTGGCTAACAAAGCCAAGGCAACAGGAATATCCAAGTCTGTATTAAAGAGTGTGTACGAAAAGGGACTGGCTGCGTGGAAACGTGGTCACAGACCAGGAGCTTCTCAACACCAATGGGCCATGGCCAGAGTCAATTCTTTTGTGACCGGAAAGGGAGGCGCAAGAAAAGCTGACAAATCTCTCTGGAAAAAAGCAAGTAAATCAAAAAAGAAAAAATAGCATAGATGAAAAACGAATACAGAAAAATGAAGAGTCTTCTCATGGAAGAAATTTCAGAGAAAGAGTTATCTCCCAAGCAAAAAGCTATTGCTAAGCTTGATCCTCCAGCAGACAAAATAGACGCTGGAGACTTTGCTGCTTTAAGAGCAGGAGAAAAACCAAAGAGTGAAGGTGAAGATCATGAAGTTTCTATGGCTAACAACAGTATAGAAACTATCATCAAATCTGCTATGGAGCTTAAAGCCAAGCTTGGTAATGATGAAAAAGATATTCCAGCTTGGATTCAAGATCACATCACTAATGCTGAAAACTTCATCACTCAAGCGGCTCAGAACTACCATGAATACGGTGATCATCAAGCCGAAGACGTTCCAGTTGATGGAGCTTTGGAAAAAGCGATAGACGAAAATATCGAAATCAATATACCAGAAGATACTTCTTACGAAGCTTTGGCTAAAGCAGTAGCAGGTATTCTGAAAAAAGATTATGGTTCCCACAATTTCGAACCTTTTGTTAGCGCGTTAAAAGCGGAATTAGGGAAAGAAGACGAACTATCTTTGGAAAAAATCATGGAAAAAATAGTGAAACATGGACATAAATAAACTAAAAGGACACATTCCAGACTCAGTGATAGCTCAACTTCCTGAGACTATCGAGAAATTTAAGTTCGACACTCCGGTTAAACTCGCTCACTTCTTGGCCCAAGCGGGTCACGAATCTGGAGGGTTCAAGCTCGTAACAGAGAATCTAAACTACGGAGCCAAGGGATTGAGTACTATATTTAAAAAGTATTTTCCAACTAACGATAAAGCTTTGTTGTATGAAAGGAAGCCTGAAAAAATCGCTAATTTGGTTTATGGCAATCGCATGGGCAACGGTCCTGAAACATCTGGTGATGGCTATCGTTATCGCGGTCGTGGCTACATTCAGCTTACTGGTAAAGATAACTATAAAGCCTTTGACACTGTTGTTACGGAAAATATCCTCGAGAATCCGGACCTAGTTGCCACTAAGTATCCTTTGCTTTCCGCAGCGTGGTTCTTTCACAAGAACTGCCTTGGAAAGTGCGTAGACGCTTCCGACAATTCAGTGATTGCCGTGACTAAGTGCGTTAACGGAGGTACAATAGGACTCGAAGATAGGAAGAAACATTTCAAAGAGTATTATTCGTTGCTTGCGTAGACCACGAAAATAAATTTTTTTAGTTTAGCGACAAGCGAGTAGATTCGCATAAAAAAAGATGAAAGACTTAGAAATTCTAAAGAGACTGCTTCAAGAAGTCGAAGAAGATCAGATCGAAGACCAAGATCAGGAGGAAGAAACTCCAAAACCAGGATCGTTCGAAGAGGATCCCATGAGTTTTATACTCAAGAAGTACTCAAGCCTTAACGAGATCATGACAGAACTCATGACAAAGGACTTCAAGGAGTTCGTAGACGGAATCTTTATCATGGCGCCAAAGCCAACCACGTTTAAGGTTCAGCTACACAACGGTCAAAATTTCTTTCTAACTTTCATGAAGGACGATATATACGAAGCCACCATCCAGGGAAAAAGGTATTATCTAGCAGGAATCGGAGAGAAGGAGAGATGCATGATGGCGATAGCTAGATTGCTTAGATTCGGCACTCCATTGAAAACCAAGGGACCTGAAGGCGCGGAAGAATCCACAAGGGACAACACTGGAATGGAGGGAGACTGGGCGGAGAAAACTGGAAATGTGGCCGCTGGTGGAGAAGAAGAAGCTGGAATAGAACCAGCTGGAGAAGGAGGAGAAGAGGAACTAGCAGAGAACAGAAGAATACTGGAAGCTTTGTTGAAAAAAGAAGCGAAAGAACCAAGCGCAGATCTATTTAAAGCTTTAGCTACATCTTTAGGAGGAAAACCTGAATCCAAAAAGGGAAAACATATTAGAACCACAATAGGCGGAGAAAGCGAAGCTATTGAAGCGATAACTAAGGCTTTAGATTCTATCAAAATAGGAAAAAAAGATTACGAGATAAACGTAATTCCGCCCAATGAATTTTCTAAAGGATCAAGGTCAGGAACTTTTAATACATATAAAGTTACGTTGTTAAAGGACTTAGGAGCGAACAAAAAAGGATCGGAGATTTTTATAGTTAGTACCGTAAAAGAGGGAAAGTCTACCATAAGAGGAAAGTCTTTAACTCCTGGAGCTTTTGGTCTAGAAGGAAAACTTTTCAAAAACTCCGATGCTATAGTAAAAAGCGTAGACTCAACTTTAAGTAGCATGCCTAATAAAGAATTAGCGAAAGCTTTGTCTTTGTTGGTTAGAGACGTTAACGGAGTTAAGAGTCAAAAAGCAGACAATATATCCGAAGTAAAAAATTATTCAAAGTCTATACCGCTATCAAAAGACACACAAAAAGCCTTGTCTGTTATTTTACCAGGAGACATTGATAAAATAGGCGTAGATTTTGGAGAAATTCTAGGTGCGATATTGATGGGAAAAGAAGTTAAATTAGAAAAAGGGATATTTTTTCCTCAAGAGAGTAACGCAGCCTTGACAGACTTTTTTATAGACGGATACGGAATATCATCTAAGTATAAAAAAGGAGCTTCTGCTACGCTAACGAAAATAATATCTGACGTAGATCCAGAAAATCTTACGACGAAAGAAGAAAAGTCTTTCTATAAAAACTTTTCATCAGCTTTCCAATCAGGGGTTGCAGAAAGCTATTTGAAACTGGCTAAAAAATACAATCCAGAAGAGATGGGAAGGTTAGCATATATTATGGGAGTTAATGAAAAGGATATAACAATTCAAAGCATTAACGACTATATTATACAACTACTTAACGGTAAAATTCCAAACGATAAAAATCCTAAAGCAGATAAAAAAATAGAACAGGATTTAGCACAATTTTTTGCCGTTACAAAGAGTAAACCTGCTTTTCCCATAAATTGGGGAAATTTCAAAAAGGGAAAATATTACGGACTAATAATATCTCCGCTAGCCGCAGCAGTTGCAAAAAAATTAAACAGCGATACAAAATATACTGAAGCACTGAAAGGAATTGTTGGAAAAGTAGAAGTAAAACAGTTATATTTGGATTTTAACCTAAAATCTAACTCTATGTCTTTCAAATTAAAATCCTTCGCAGATCCTAGTTCAACGTTTACTTTCACACCAACGAACATGTCAGCTTATAATCCTGACAATGGTAAAATGGGATTCACCCTAAAATAAATTAAAATGAATAAAGTATTACGAACCATAAAGAATAACCTTCCTGTTATCAAAAAAGTTTTATATATTGTTTTAGGATTCATAGCGCTGTACTATCTAATTCTACTGATAACTCCGAAGCCACAAATTTCGGTAGATTTTCAAAACAGATTAGACAGTTTGTCGAAAGTTACGGATAGTTTGGAAAAACAAATCGTAAAACACGATATAGAAATACAGCATCAAGTGAGTCTAATCGACGTACTTGATCACCAAATAGACAACGTAAAAGAGAGTAAGACAATCATAAAAGAATACTATCATGAACAAAGTAAAGCTGCTGATAATTACACTCCTACTCAGCTCGATAGCTTTTTCGCAAAGCGCTACGGATACTAGTAAGATAGTTCTCAGTTATCCAGTTGCCAAGATGATAGCAAAGGATCTCATAAAGGGAGATTCCGCTTTATCTTTATTGAAAGAAACAGAAAAAGAGCTTTCTCTGTGGCAACAAAAGTCTAAAAGACAAGATACGATCATTACTTCTTATAAGGCCAAAGAGAAAAACTACATGATGCAAATCAATAATGAAAGACTCAAAGTAGAAGGCTGGCAAGAACAGTATCAAGTTTTACAAAAAGAAAACAAAAGACTAAAAGCAAAATACAGGTTCACGAAGATCGTCTCTTACGCAATCATCGGAGGACTTGGGTATTTGTACATCACCAAGTAATGTCTGATCAGCAAATTTCCATAAAAGATAAAGTAAAAGAGGAATTCGTCAAGTGCGCAACGGATCCTGTGTATTTCATGAAGAAGTACTACATGATCCAACATCCTCAACGTGGCCGCATGTTGTTCAATCTGTATCCTTTTCAGGAGAAGGTACTAAGACTCTTTCAAGCGAACAAATTTACCGTAATTAACAAGTCTAGGCAGTTGGGTATATCCACCCTAGTTTCCGCTTACTCTCTGTGGCTTATGCTGTTTCAAAGGGATAAGAACGTGCTCGTAATCGCGACCACTCAGGCTACCGCTAAGAACATGGTTACTAAGGTGCGATTTGCGTATCAGAACTTACCGAACTGGCTAAAGATACCCGCAACAGAAGATAACAGATTGAGTCTTAGACTTAACAACGGATCGCAAATAAAAGCGGTATCCGCAGCAGGAGACGCTGCCCGTTCCGAAGCCGTAACGTTACTGATCATAGACGAAGCCGCGTTCATCGATAGAATCGAAGAGATATTCACATCCGCTCAACAGACGTTAGCTACCGGTGGTGGAGCCATAGCCCTATCTACTCCAAACGGCGTAGGTAACTGGTTCCATCAGACTTATACTAAGGCCCAAAAGAAAGAGAACAGTTTCTTGCCGATATCTTTGCCATGGACCGTACATCCAGAAAGGGACCAGAATTGGCGAGATCAACAGGACAAGGATCTCGGAGTTAGGAACGCTGCGCAAGAGTGCGATTGTGACTTCGTAACTTCCGGTAACACCGTAATTCCACCCGATGTGCTAAATTGGTACGAGACTAACACACTAAAAGAGCCTATAGAGAGACGTGGTCTTGATAAAGGATATTGGATTTGGGAGTACCCAGATCCTAGGAAGTTTTATACCATTGTGGCTGACGTTGCGAGAGGTGACGGAGCGGATTTTTCTGCTTTCCAAGTCTTCGAGATGGAGACCATCACTCAAGTAGCGGAATATAAATCGCAACCAGGAACGAGAGAGTACGCACAGATCCTACTCTCTGCGGCAATGGAATACAACAATGCGTTGCTCGTCATAGAGAACGCCAGCATAGGTTGGGACGTTGTACAATCGGTCGTAGAGAGCGGTTACCAAAACGTACACTACAGCTATCGTACCGAAATCGGAATGGACTTTCAGAAGTATCTAGACAAGTACCAAACGACCAACTCCGCTCTAGTGCCAGGATTCTCTACCACGAGTCGCACCAAGCCTCTGGTCATCGCAAAGATGAGAGATTTGGTAGAAAATAAGTTCGTAAACATACGATCATTAAGACTGTTGGAAGAGCTCAGAGTGTTTGTGTGGAAGAACGATTCTGGTGTGGCGATGAACGGATACAACGATGACCTAGTGATGTCTTTCGCAATCGGTATGTACTTGAGGGACACTTCTTTGAGGTACAAGACGGAAGCGGACAACCTACTAAGAAACAGCTTAAGCAATTTTACGAAGACCGATTCGGGATTCAGTTTATACAACGCAAACAGTAACTTCAATAGCAATCCATGGCAGATGAACATTCCAAATCAAAACGGTGGAGACGTGGAAGATTTGCGATGGTTACTCTAAACGCGCATAATTATTATCAGAAATGGCAGAAAATCAAAGACCACCAGAGAATTTATTTACAGCGCTAAGGCGTTTGTTTTCCACGGACG